GAAAAAGACATTTATCACCTCACAAGAGATTAGCGACGAATCGATCCACTTTCCATTGCCTTGAGAATTTCTGTTTGATGCTTTTCAAATACTTTGTTCGGCATCCGCATAATCTCATCGACGGTCCAGTTTTTCTTTTCGCCTGTAATTTTTGACTTTCGAGCTTTCGGCATCTTCGGTTCCGCAACCGATTTTGCCCGCTCTAAAGCCTGCTCTTGCAGCGTAGGAGCTGGTTGTCCCATGTCAGCCTTAAACCTAGAAAGAACCATGTTCACATCGTTAGAAGACCCTTCTTGTATCCAAGTCTTCGTCTGGGAGTCTGCTTCCTCCATCCAGTTCAACCAGTCTGCCGTATCAATGATTTGATCGACATCAGGGTGTACCGAACGGATTCGCTCGAAATGCTCGGCTTGCGCCTGCTCTTGCAACTCCTGATACTTACTTTGTTCTTGCTCGGCTAAAGCCTCTTTGGCTGCGCCAACTTCATCTTGCGTCCGCTTCAACTCGTCTAGCAAAGGTCCAGCCAGATCAGGGTAATCTTCCCTTATCTGAGCCAGCTTGCTATCGTCTTTCGAAGTTTCTACAAGTTGACCTTTTAACTCCGTAACACTTCTGATCAGGTCGGCATTTTGCCGCTTCAAGTCAGCAGTTTCCTGAGTCGCTTTGGTCATTCTCGCCTGTGCGCCTTTCATCGCTTTTTCGGCTTTTTCTAAAGCCAACCTAAGTTCGGAGTCCTCGCTGCGTTCTGACTCTTCTACTTCGTTCTCATCCGCTTGAACTTCCGCCATATCCGTGAGATCGGGGGCTTCTACTTGCAACGCTTCCGGCTCTTCTGAAGTGTCCGCTGGAGATTGATCGATCTCTGGGGTTTCAGTCTTTCCTTTGGTCATTTGCTCGTACAGTTCTTTCGCTTCAGCTTCAAGTCGCGCTGGGTCATTTCTCTTTGACATTAATCTTTCCTTCGAGTCCCGCATGGGATATTCGTTAGTCTATTGCGGATATCCGCTTTGGGGTCCGCGCTTTGTCTAGAACGGCTTTTGCCGCATCTTCAAGTTCAAGCATAAATCTCAGCTCTAGGAGCCTGCCTTGCTCAAACCTAAAATTCTTTTCATCTGCCTGCTCTAATGCTTCTCGGGCGTTTTCATGTCGGGCGTTAATTAATTCCGACAGGAGTTCCCATTCCGGCATCGCCTTGAGGCGGAGGACCGCTTGCGATTGCTGCTTGTTGCATTTGAGCTTGCTGTAACTGTTGTTGTTCAAGAGCAATCTGCTCCTCAGTCTTCATAATTTTATCGGGGTCTATATCCATAGACTGCGCTATCTCTCGTAGCAGCTCTGTCTGCTTAACAACTCCACCAGCGTTGTCTCCAACAATAGATAGGAACTGAAGCAATCGCTGGCTCTGTACTTCTTTCTGTACGAGTGCCGTACTGCCGCGAGCTACGATCCGTAGATCACCCTTTGACTTCTCGTTGGTCCCAAACTCCATGTTGAAGTGGAACAGAGCCTCGATCATTGGCTCGATCAAGAAGTCATCAATATTTTTAATGGTGCTTTTAAGTGCAATGTTTGCAGCACCCATGAGCATCGACATACCAGTCGCTGTCTTGTTAAGACCTTGAGTCTGCTCACCATGAGTGTAGGAGGGCAGTGATGTGGTCTCATCAGCAAAACGACGGAATATCTCTACGATCTGGTTCAGTCCGTTAGCATTAGCTACCGGCTGATACCATCTGACAGCAGGCATAGAACCGTCTCCACCCTCGCGCAAGAATACTCGCCAAGGGTGGATATCGGTCGGGTCTTCTCCTGCTGCTAGCAAGTCTGTATTCACCTCAACCATTGGACCTGATGACAACGCCATGTTGTCTAACCAGATTCTGGTCGCAGTGTTCATTGTTCCTTGGGAGTCGCGCATCATGCGAGGTACGCCTGTACCCCAGAACTGATGTGGCGCTCGCTCATACGGGAAGATGTGATATGGAATCTTGTAACCAGTGATCGGGTTCAACATGACCTTCAGCACTTTACCGTCACATATCCATACACATGCAGAGTAGTCGTCGGAAAGGTCGGAGCCTTCCTCTAGCTCAATGCCGTGTTCTTCAAGATCATATCCATCGACAGTCCCCCAATACTCCATAACAACAAAGCGGTTGGACTCAGAATTCTCGTTGATACCTGCGATTCGTCGGCGGGTAGTCTCGTGATCTTCCTCTGTATGATTACCGTTACGGTGAATCTTGAGGAGATACTTGACCATCTCACTATCAAACTGGGGCAGATCAGCTAGATCACGCATCTGCCGTCTTGTTAGGACGTGACGACGGAATAAACCATCGCAGTCGTCCAGTGTCGTGCAATAAGGGTCAGGATATAAATCAAAGATGCTGACGCTTTCTACGTCAGGTGCAACAGTTTCTACAACCGAAATCCCAAAGCCCTGCTGACCCGTCTGTGGGTCAAGCATCTTTGAGTAAGACTGCTTCCTGTCGATACGCACAGTGCCTGCTTTAACAGCACCGGAACCAAAGATGCATGCTTCTAACATGCTTTCTTTTAACTTCATCTCAGCGTTTGTTTCTATAAGCTGGTCCTCGATGTCTATCGTCATAGACTCAGCCGCGTTCTCCGCTATTTCTTTTTCTATTTCTAAGAACTCTTCTTCGAGTTCCTCCATCCTAGCCGCCACCAAGTCTTGATTAGCCATCGGGTCTTGACCACTAGCCATCATGATTTGATCCATCGCCATTTGACGCATTTGCATCGCTTTTAATGGGTCGATTTGGGGGACAGGTGTTGGGGCAACGGAAAAGAAAACATCACCGTGCTGAAACAGCAGATCAATGATACGGCTATAAGCCGCCATCACTTTTGTTCTGGTTAGACCAACGAATACTTTTGAACGGGAACCAGACGCAGCATCCAGGCGAGCAAGAACTTCAGGCTCGTAAATGCCTTGATATTGACGCAGGTCTTTAAGCCACTCGTTCTCTGTTTCTTTACGAGCGTCTTTGTACTCTTGAAAAGTTCCGGCAAGACGAGAACCCAGACTTTGCATGCTTTGCGCCTGCAAGCCATCCGGCTCTTTCTCCAGCTCTTCTTCCTCTAGCTCATGCATAGACTAATAGCCCGTCATCGGATCTAACGATTTAAAACGCTTTTGTATAGTCCGGTGCCTCGGTCGAGGCATAGAGGCGAGTCCATGCAGCGCGATAGCATAAGCCATCACCCTGTCATCATAACATCCATTTTGAGAATTGTAACTACCCTTATCATCTATTACATAGGTTCGCAACTCATTTAATAGTTCCATGTCTGCGACACCACTTTCACCCTGTCGCAACAACGTAGCGAGGTTGTCAACGATCAAAGGCTTAGTCTTCGATGTGGTTAGAAAGCCGCCTCGTTTTGTCATTCGGTCGCCGTATGCGCCATCGACAGAACTCTCGACAAACAGATTGGAATAACCCAAGTCTTGCATCTTTCTCAGGGTGCCCAAACCGTGGTTGTTTCTTTCGACAACGACATAAGCACTGTTAAAGCGCTTGCCTAGCATCGCAACTAAAGCACCGTAGTCAAAAGGGTCTATGTGACCGTGCCAGCAAGCCACCTGATTACCCATTGAGTCTAGGACTTGAGCGCAACTGTAGTCGCCGTAAGCGAGACCCTCCGCAACATCCACACCGATGACGTAGCTTTCTTCTCTGAGCGGCGGATACCACTCCTGATAGTTGCCGTGTTCTCTATCGATCAAGTTGCCATCGATGATGTCACCCTTAAAGTCTGCGGTGTAGCAGTTAGCCTCACACTTCGATATCGCGCTCTCCTCAACGAAACAACGACCGGAGGTCAGGAATGCTTCGAGCGGGGTGCTTGGATATTCCTGACGAAATAAATCTGTGCCGCCTAGTTCATCAAGTTTGGCGCGTCTAAACGAAAGCTGCTCGTCGTCCAATCCATATTTCTGGGCGAGATCATATTCTTCAGGCGTGGCAACGAAGTAGGGCGATACCTTTTTTCGATATTCGGGCATCCAGTACCACGGAATGAAACAGGTGATCCACTCAGACTCGCCCCTCAGGGACTTCATGACCTGATCATAGAACCAGCCACCGGCACCATTCGCTGTACTTTCTAATATCACCTCAGTGTTCTTACCACCGACAGTCTGCAATAGACCTGCGACTATGTCTGAGCCTTGGGGATAGAAAGCAACTTCTGATCCGTGGACAAATCGGTTTGTTTGTCCTCGTCCTGTCTGGGTTGATCTGGCGGTGCCGACTCTGTAACGCGAATTGATCTGGTCAAAGACAAGAGTTGAGGCGGACTGAGAAGCGAGCGGCGGTTTAAACGCCGGATGCGGGACGTTGTCATAGAAATAGCGGACCATGTTAAAAATTGCATTAGTAGATTCGGCAAGATGCGACAGTACAAACGCATTCGCGTTGCGATTCTGCGTCACTTTCCAGAAATTCCTGCCCTGAGTGTAGGTAGATATGCCGGTTTGACGGGCTTTCAGGACCAAAGCGCGGATGTTTCCTTGCTCTTTTAGCTGCTTTTCCAGCAGATTGTGGACGTATATCTGTGCCGGATTCAGCACAAATGGCTTGGATTCGCCCTCTTTTGTGACGATTTTCAGCATATTCTTACTATATAAAGGAAAGTTTCCCTTCAATTTTCGGGCTATTTGTTCAATTTCCGCCATTATTCACCACAGCTCTGCACCACCAGACGAAATCATGATCGTCTAAAGTGCTTCTCATATTATTTGCACGGGCACAAACCAATCTGACGTTACCTTCTATGTAGCCTTTGCTCGCATCAATCCTGTCTGGGGAAACCGCTAGGTCGGTATGGTCGAGCGTTACATGCATCGGTATGCCTGACAGGGCGCACATGCCCTTTTGCTGATCGTATAGGTTGACTAGGTACTCAAGAGAAACAGTCTCGCCCTGAAACTTCTTATTCTTGTGACGCTGTTTCAGCGCCGTGAGGCGTATCTGTAGAAATCCTTCTACACTGCTATTGGCTCTCTGAGATCGCGCTTTGATACGACACTCCTTGCACTGCCGATGGGTGCGCTCGAACTCAGTAGCTAGCTTTGTAATGCCGCAAATGGTGCACTTAATACATTCAAGCGCCACTCAACGTCCCTCGTCATTTCTTCGAACTTAGCTACTGCTTTGCGACTATTGCTCACCGCCACTCGATCACCCATCAAACCCATGCCAAGACCGATACAGCCCTGAACTTCTTTCGCGTAGTTTGCAGTGTGGATGAGGATATACGTCCGGTTCTGAACGTCCTGTACCTGCCACGTCTCACCAAACTTGGGGGACTCCCGCCAGCCCATGTTGTAAACACCCTCAGGGATGCAGGAGATCCTTACCGTATTGTCCAGCCAGGGACGCTCTATCGTGTAGAACCGCTCACCAGAATAGTCAATTACGCCTAGAGTGCCCTTGGGGTGGTAGGCAAAGCGCTTCAAATCAATCTCAGTCACTGCTGCCTCTCTTTTGTGCCCGAACATCGTTACGCTCCTTTCTGGCTTTCTTCGCGCCAAAAATCTTGTCGTAGTTTTCGCCAAACTTTTTTCGATCTTCGGGACGACGGTTGTCACCCTTGCCGTAAAAGGTCTCTCGTGAGTTCTTCATTTCTTTTTCGCTTTGGCTTTTTTCTTGGGGGCTTTATTCTTCTCTTCTGCTGCTGCTTTCCTTCCCTTGTCCGTATACGGGTAACTCTTACCGTTGACTTTTGGCATAACTAGCTTCCTTTTTTCCACTTGGTTGATGATGACTTGGTCTTAGAGGGTGCCCATTTGGTCTTCGCTGACCAGTAAGCTGCACTGAGCTTTCCCCTTTTGATATTCTTTGCGTGTCTAGATTCAAATGCCTTTCTTTGACCCACCGTCTGATTAGTTTTTACACCTTGCTGCCCAAATCTGATCGTCTTAACTTGGTCGCCTTCTTTGGCTACTACCACATGTGATTTGGTGGGGTGGTTTGGTGTGCGCTTGGGCTTGTTGTAACCGCTGACACCCGCCTTGGTTAGCCTAGAATCCTTTTCTGCCATTTCATTTTTTTCCTATTTTTTAGTCAGGTACTCTCATAAGCACCGCCCCCCTAATCGACGAGGGCTAGCTCTATATCGCCGTCCAGACCGTATATAAGCGTCTCTACAGCGTCATCTATCTGGGAGGTAACGTAGTATGTCTCGTCGCCAAATCGCAGCATGGTGATCAATGGGGCTATGTACGACTCAAATGTGAATTCGTCCATGTCTAGGTAGTTACATGCCGTAACACGGTGAACTAAAAGCTGTTTCATATTTTTGCCTCTTACTCTCATAAGACCCGTAGGGGGTCAAAATGTGCTGGTAGGGGCTGAGATGTCCCCCATGGAACCACACCATCGAGCGACGGATCGCGTCGATTTCTACCCCTCCCCCCTACCTGATCCGTTGGGGATTGGACTGCCTGATTGCCCTTTTTATTGCCTGTTTGAGGGGTATCACCCTGACTAGGTGTTATCCGCTCAGTGTAAGTCGCTGTTATCGCTGGGGTTATCGTCGCTCAACTCGATGAACTCGCCTTCGTCCATGTCCAAATCAGCTAGAAACGTCGCATCGTATTGCACAATCTCTTGCTTCTCAGGGGCAATCCAGCCTTCGGCTTTAAACAATTGCTCGATTGCTCTCAGACGGTCTGAATCCTTCTCTGCAAGCTTGCCCAACTGCTCGAGCTGATCAACCCACTCAGCGCGCCTTTGTTCTGCGTCTTTCGCCATGTTTGCCCTCTTATTCTCTATGTCAGCCTTAACTGCACTATTATTTAACAATCTAAACGCCTGATGATTCGGGTGAGCGTATCCTGCGTAATCTGCTGCCTGAGTCGCGTTCCCAGTTGACAGAAAGTACTCGATAAACTTCTGTTGTCTGAGATTCGGTCGCTTAACCTTGTCTGTCTCTTTGTCTCTATCTACGTTCATTTGATACTTCCCCTACATGAGGAGTTGATAATGGGGTGGTTTCGGTTTTTTCCCGCC